AACTTGATAATTCGTATCTATACCTCAAGGGATAACTTTCTAAGTTTTTACGTTATTCTTATTTAATATGATTATCATATCAGATGTTGTCAGGCTATAACAGCGCATCCACTTTACATTAAATAAGAACATCCAAGTAATCTCGTCTACTTTTTTTCTGCTTCGATATAATCAAGCAACGAAGGTGTTTTCGAACTCCGAATGTAAAGTCGACTTAAGCCCAACTATTACGAATGAGAAGTAAAGTCTCATCGACAATACACTCGGAAATATATTTTTTGTGTAATTCATAATACGTTGGGCTTAATCAACTATTACAAATATAAACAAATTTATCTTTACCAACAAAATAATGAACACTTTTTAAAACAGGGGCGGCGGCTTATTCCCTTATGCCATTCCGCTATCTCTGTTATTTGGAAGAGATATAAACCCTGCTTTTCTTTATGGCGGGAATCGAGATGTTAATTTAGTAGTATTTGTCGCTGCCAAAATTAACAAAACACAGGCATCGTCTTTTAAGCCTAATCTCTATTGATTCCCTCGTGGTTGGAAGCATAAAAGGGCTTAAACCTTTTGACCAAAATCCCGGATTACTAAAAGTTGTCCGTTTGGGTTATGCTTCTTTACTCGTCTTTCCGAGCAGTCAACCTCTTGCAAATCGTTCCTTATTTGCCAATCCTCTTGAGGCTGATTATATTTTAAAGAATAGAGAGCAGCCAATAAAGCTACAAACTTTATTCTACCAATAATTCGACTTCTATCAACTGTCTCTCTATTCAATATTTTCAAAGAACTATTGTAAATTTACGCTATTACATATCACCCATACCTTTATGGGAATATTCAAAATCAATTCCAATCACTTCAAAATCAAACCAATTTGAGCGATCCCATGACGCAGATACTTTTATGTGATATTTTTTGCCTCCAAAATTAAAATCATCTTCGTCTTTTCCTCCAATCACTTTACGGCTGTCATTTTCTACATACATATACCTAGCCATCATTTCAGCTAATCTATTAGCAAATTGCTCTAATGACATTTCGCGCTCTAATTGTGCATAATCCTGCATCCTGATTTCGAGCTTATCTATTTCATTTATTAGTGTGAGCTTAGACCCTTCTAGTTCAAATGTGTCTTTGCATAATATTTTAACATCACCAACAATTTTAATCCTTTGTTCCGACAATTCAGATAGTTCCTTTTCGTGTTTTAATATCGTCATTGGTTTATCGTAAATCATACCAACAGGAACGATTATAGGTAGCTGTGTTGGGTTTGTATTTTCCTCCAACATTTCAAGTAAGCTTTCCGTGTCCTCGCAAGTGCAAGATAGTTTATTGTCGCTATCGCCAACCATACATCCCATACACAAACCCCTAACCTCTGTATTCTCAAAATCTGGAAATGCTTCGACTATTATAACGGCTGTTTTGTCAGTTAAATAACTAACGAATGATGCAGCGTTATTTTGATAAAATATACTATCGTCTTTTGTGTATTTCATAGTTTTAGTTTGTTTGATATTTCAAAGTTACAAAATGATAATTGAAGTTTATATGACAAAAGTCATTGTTTTGTATTATTTTCTAACTTTTTAATCTTATTATTTAACCGCCTTTTTGTTTTACGAAAACAGTCGTCGCATTTCAACCCAAGACAAACTACATCTTTCATTGGGATATTTGAACACTCATATACTGCCTTCATCTTAATCTATTTTAAAGTTAATAAAAAGTTTATCTCTGTTTGGATTTCTATTTTAACGTAAACACTACTTTTGTAGTCGATGATTTTGCAGGTGGAAATAATGGCTCACCTGTATCTGGATTAACAGCCATTCCGGGTTTTAGTGATTTCAGGAATTTTACTCTCTCTTTTAAATCATTAGCAGCATTGGTTTTCTTTTGGAGTAGAGTGTCATATTCGCTATCATTACATTTGTCATACAAATACTCTGTTCCAACCTGAGACACTTTCGCACCCCATATTTCCGCTAATTCTGTTTTGTGAAATTTTTCAGCCTCGGCTAAAACAGCATCATCTATCTTGTCGCATCCCATTAAACAGGCTTTTGCAACAACCCTCAATTGATGGCTCAGTTTAATAGCTTCGATGTTTCCAAATTCAACTTCATAATCACACTTAAGTGAAAATTTTAATGCCTCTTCCATATTGGAAGGTAGATTTTTTAGTGTATCGAGTAGGTTATCCATTTTTAGATATTTTTAATAATTGCTCTCTTGTTGTTTGGGTAATTCTGTAATATATCTCTATGTCTTTTATTTTCATTTCGTGCCATTCGTGGTTTTTGTCTTCATATCCGCCCGCCTCTAGTGTTGCAACAACATCCATCCACTCCTTGTTTGTTCCCTTGCTTAATAGGGGGCGTTCTTTAGCTTTTGTGGTATTTGGTTTTTGTGAAGTATCAATATCGTCCGAATGAGTAGTGTCCGAATCGTCAATATACCCAGTGGCAACCATAAAGGTATAAAGTAAAGTATATTTTAATGCGTATGTGGTCGCTTTTCCTGCTCCTTTATCCTGAGAATCTATACCCTGCCCGTAACCAGCACAAACGATAAATTCACCGCTTATATGAGTTAATAGGTACTCAGTAGTCACCGCAGTAAATACGGACTGTTTCATTTTTGTTCCGTAACTATCTGTATGCTCCCATCTATCAACCTTTATTTCAGGTTTAACACTGATAGGAATAATCGCAAGCCCCACCTTCTCCATCTCTGCCCCTATTTTCAATTTTACATCTTTATCGGAAACGCCTTTGTATTTGTTATTTCCGCTACCTACAGTCATGCTCTTGTCAATACCCTTAACGGCTTGCATTACCTTAATAATAGCTTTTGTGATTTCTATTATACTTTCTGATTTTTCCATATCTTCAATTATTTAGTTCAATATTATACAAATCTACAAATACAATTAATAGGTTTATATGACAAAAGTCAGGGTTTTGGATTAATTAATATTGCCTGATATGACGAACAAAAATCGTACTTCTCTGAATCGCAAAAACCGCAATTGGTCGATAGTATATCCCATCCATCGGATAATAATTTATTTATTTGTATTTCAAAGGCATCTTCGTCTGATAGATTTATTACTTTTATTTTCCTGTTTTCCATATCAATATCATTTAATTAATTCAACAAAATCTTTGTTATCTCTAATCTCCCATCTAAGATTAATCAAAACTAACCCCAATAAGAAGGCAAAGAAGCCCGCATTTATAAAGTTAGATGCAAAAAGGTTGGATACTACTGCAAAAAGCAGAAAGGCTGTTAAAAGGGCTGTAAATGGATATTTCATTTCTTTGGGTTCTTTAGCCTAAAAATTGTTTTTTCTGCCTCGTTTATCTCTAATTCCATTCCATCAATCAATTGCAACATCATTTCGGCGGTTTCTTTACCTATTGGCGTAGCTGTATATCTTTTATTGTTTTTGTCGAATAAATCCGCCTGCTCTTCTCTAAAAAGCATTAATTTGTATTCTGTGTCAAAATTCATCTCATTTAGTTTTTAAGTTCAATCCAAAGATACGGCTACCAATTTAAAAATTATATGATTTAAATCAGGTTTCGTAATTTTTTTATATACTCAGCATTTATTTTTTTATATTTTCGCTTAAATTGAAGTTCCTCAGACTTGATTCGCTCAACCCAACTAATCACACATACTTTACGATCCACCACCTCGGCTATCTGTTTTCTACTACCGCTCGAATGGTCTAGCGACAACTTAATAAAGAAATGCTTTAATTCCGGGTATGGAAATTCTCTGGATTGTGAATTTAATTCAGATTTCGGAACTTTAAAATAGTTACATATAAAATTTGCAATGTTATTTAGCGAAGGTGGTATTTTGGGCTTAAATGTTATGTTTTCTTCTATCTCTTTGGCAATCTCTTTATAGTCGGACGATAATATTATATTACCTCTCTTGTTTAGCGACTCTAAAATTATATCTCTCATATCACATAGTTTTTATCAATGAAATTATTAAAAGTTAAATATCCAATCAATCCATAAATTGTCAAATCGGGTGTAAAATAATCAAGGTCTTTTGCTTCGACTCTGTAGTTTTCGGGCAGTATTTGAACTATACATTTACCGTTTGAAAACGAGTTTTCACAATCTTCTTTGAAACCGTTTTTTATCAGAAAGTCTTTTGCTGTTTTCATGGCTTATTTATTTAAAAGTTTTCGAGCATGATTATACCCCTCTAAAAAGAAGAAACTCGCATCTGCCCAATTAATTTCGTTACCCTCTTCAATTATGGCAGCATCTGCATAGTCTGTTTCGTGTGATAATATCTCTGCATCATCTAGGCTTATTTCTGGAATAGTTTTGTTTTTCATATCTTTTAGTTTAATGATTGATTAAAAAGGGGGCATGTTTCCATCGTCGCTATTTTCTTTTTCGTAAAAATTTGTCGCGGGATTAATCGTTTCGATGTCATCTATATTTTCATCATACATATCTACTCTATCTCCAATATAATCAAGAAACTTAGTTGTATTTTGCCTAAAGGTTAATAAAAAGTCTGTAAATCCTATGTTGCGACCTTTCAAAAATGCAACGTGTGTGATACCTCTATTATCACTATTTGAAAAATCAAATTGTAACAAATCGGAGTATTCCCATGTTGAATTCTGTGGCAGCCATCTCCCCGGTTGCCATAACGAAATTACATTATCTGCCGCCTGTTCTATTTCTGCTGACCATAGAATATCTTTGATTTGTGGTGGCTCTTTGCGCTCTGAGTTTTTAACTAATTGCGCTAATCCAATTATTGGAATGTCTAACTCTTTAGCTAAATTTTTTAACGATCTAGCAACATGACCGGCTCTCTCAGTTGCACTATCGCCTTCACCTTCGCATAGCTGTAAAAAATCAACTATGCCTAGTTTAATGCCGTATTTTACTACAGCCCTGCGGAAAAAATTGCACACCACGGCTATTTTATTAGAACTTCTATCTTCGTAATGTATTGGCAAACTAGCTAAATCTTTCATTGATTTATTAACCTCCCTAATCTGATCTGGTGTTAATTTTTCATTAAGTATTGATTTTGAGGGAACACCACAATCTTGAGATATTATTTTAGATGAAAGTTGCATAGCTGACATTTCAAGCGTACAGATACCCACAGGGAATTCCTCTATCGCAGCCTCTTTCGCCATCTGCACTGCTAGCGATGTTTTCCCGTCAGATGCGAATGCAATTATTATAGTGAAATCCTGCTTCTGGTGGCCTCCAGTATGTTTATCAATTCTCATTAGCCCTGTAGGAACTCCAGATAATTTTTTATCATCATATTGGTTAATTGCTATTCTATCGGCTAAATCAGGCAATGTGTCAGAAAACGAAACAGTGGAATTTTGCGATTCATCCATTGCAGTTAATGCCAAATCTTCACACGCTTTTACTAAATCTTCTAACTCAACCGAACCGTCAAAAGCTGCATTTTGTATTTCTGAGGCTTTGCGTATAATTTCACGTTTAATAAATTCCTGTTTTATAGTTGCAAGATGAAACGGTAATCTATCGGAAGTTACAACCTTGTCGGATAGCTCCGCAATACGCATCAATCCACCACACGCATCTAATTGATCATCATTTCGTAATTGCTTTGTTAAGAGGATAGTATCAATAGGTATTTGTTTTTCACATAAAGTTTTTATTGCACTGCAAATAATTTGATGTTCTTTTTTGTAGAACACATCTGGATTAACAGGATTAATTGCATAGGCGTATTCGTCACGGATATAAGCACCTAAAACCGCCTCTTCTATTTCAACCGCTTGTGGTGGTATTTTGCCGTATTGTTCGTTAATGTAATCTATTGATATTTTTTTAGTATCCATTTAGTAGCGTTTTTGATGTTTAAATACTTTTGGTTTAGTGGTGGCATCCGAATAATTACCCTCTAATATCTTTATAAAATTTCCCTCTTTCATTACCCAATCAAAATTAGCTTTCCAACTTCTGTCGTTATCGCCTGAAAAGAATTTGTTTGATGCAACGGTATCTATTACTTTTATGATTTGTGCATTACCATTATTATTCCACCTTAAGCGCAAAGATGTTTTTCTTGGATCGGTAATGGTTTTTACAGTTGGTAGTGATTTACATTTATTGTTAAAGTAGTCAACTATCTTTTGATAAGGAGGGGGAGTTTTTTCTGCTCCCTTCTTATTTACATTCTTATCTTTATTATCTTTCTTGTTTGTGTTCGTCAGTTGTTCGTCAGTTGTTCGTTGGTTGTTCGTCAGTTGTTCACTTTCTGTCTCTTTTGTTTGGTATTCCTCATAATTACAAACAGTTACGATGCTATATTGGTTGTTCGATTCTATTTTTATCATCTTATCATCCTGCATCTTTTGCATCTTTCTATATATAAGGCTACCATCTAAAAATAAAGCATCCTCGGCTTTGTGTCTACCAAATATAAATTGCCCCACCTTTAGATTAACTGTTATTATTCCCTTGCCGCATTTTAGAGGTATGTTTCCGGCTTTATGGCGAGCTTTGCCAATTATCCATATCCATATTTTCAATGCCTTATCATCAGCGAAAACCCAACTATCAAAAATCTGCCTATGCAATTTAAAATACCCGTCCATAATTAAAAGGTTAACTCCTTTTTGGATTCAATAAACTTTATTATATCAGGATAACTAAAATTAGTGGCATCACACATTTTGGTCATCGCCTCCATTATTTGTGCAAATTCATAAGCAAAGAATAGTTGATGGTTCATCATTGCTGATTTTAGAAGCTTCATATTTTTGTGATATATAGAGTGGCAATGCTTACACAAGGGCGTTAATTCATCCACAGAATAATCCCACGGCTCTCTGCCCCATACATATTTAATATGATGTACTTGTATGTCATCTGGATTACCACAAGCGACACAATTAGCCCCATGGTTGCGAAAACAATCAAGAGCCTTATCTCTCAAATCAATCCATCTTTGGTCTTTTAACTTTTCTTCGTATGTCATTTGCTTGACTTTAAGGTTAATTGCTTCTCCCTTATTCTTTTTGGTTTCTTAGCCAAACATGTCATGTCTATTAGCCTCCTAATCAATTTTAATATATCGTCAAACTTTAAAGCTACCGAAATAGTATTGTTTTCATCGCTAATTGATAATACAATTCTACTGCCTACTTTAACGCTGGCTTTAATTGTAATGTTGTCTCTCCTAATTGTTGTTTTATCTTTTTTCATAATTAAAATGTTATATTAAACCCTTTTTTGTCTTTAGCCATAATTAACTATTAAAATTTAATTTTCCACCATGAAAACTTAATATGCACGGCAAATGTCCCAAGCTGAATCAAAATAAAATAACCACTATTAAACCAATATCCACCATACCAAGTTTCATCTGGAAGCTTGTGTATATGTGTCCCTACCTTCATTTTTGTAAACCATATACTTAGATTTGGGTTTAGTTTGTACCAGACCATTATTTCTTTTATCTTAGCCTTTCTTTTCATATTAACAATGTTAAATGTTTAGTGCCAAAAATAGCTACGATTTAACTAGTGTAGCTCCCTTAATGTCAACAGTATTTAATTGACCACCTTTGATTTGCTGATTAACCCATGCTCTTGACTTCTTAATTTTCTTAGCCCATTCAGCCTGAGTATATAAATCTTGTCTTATTTCCTTAACCATGTTAAATTTCAATTTTAAATAAAACCCGAACTAACGGGTAATACAAATATAGGTATAATTTATTTAGTGTGCAAATCAACCATTCACATAGGATATTCCAATCTTCTCTCTAAGTTCAGAAATACGCATCCATCCTGACCATACGTTAGGGTGAGAAAATTCATCATCTATCTCGATCATACCATCTTTTAAATACCCAAAACATAGATAACCACCGCCATTCATTAACAATATCCGTTCCATATTAAAGCCTTTAAGCTCGCTCATTTCTTTCATAACGTCAATTTTTAGATTTAGATTTATATTCAATTAATTTAATTATCCGAATTAAAAGATATGCAATCGAAACGCCACAAATCCAGATTAGGACACCCCCGATGGATGGTATTAATTCAAGATACAACATAACTTTACTTTTTATATTCAATTTTAATATTAAACAAACGAGCAATAAAATGTTCAACCCTCGCGCCCCTACTTTCTTTCCAATTTTCAAGCATATATATTTTGTTGCATTTTAGAAGCTCAATTATATCGGTAATCATATAGCAAATCCAAATAGGCTGGCTTAAGAAAGGCTCAATACACAAAGGATTAACAGCGCAATCGCCTCTCTTTGTTATCTCATTTTTAGCGTCATGAAAATTACGACCACTATCAAAAGTGCTTAATCCTGATACCTTCCCGGAAATATAAACTTTCATAAAGCAAATATTAACGAAATTATAACCAAAGATAACAGTCCAATAACGAACCATTTAAAATCTGGCGCGTCGTACATTTTTAACATCTCTATCTGATTTTAGTTTCTAATTGAGTAGAATTATTACAATATTGGTAAAAGGTATTCTTAACAAGATAATTAAAAATAGCCTGTTCGTCAAACTTGCAAAGGCTTTCTTTGCCGTGCTTATCGTAGTGCAAAACCTCACTATCATAAAAGCCGATAGTGAGTATCTTTTCTCCTTTGTCATCTAATATTACTTTAACATTTAACGCCCCAATAAGACTATAGAATCGCCCCTTAACGGCTATTTCGATAATATCAGGAGTGCCGTCAAAGTCATAATCCCAATCATTGAATTGACGCAATGTTTTTATGATGATTTTAGTTGCATCAAACTTGGCAGCCTCCAACTCTTTTACGGTTGCTATTATCAACTGTGTCGTTTCCTCTTCTGTGTTTCCGAAAGTCAAAGCCTGTAAAATACCGTCATCCATTCCAATCTCTTCTTTGTATTCAGAAGTGAAGATATATCCGTATTTATAAAGATTGGTAATTACGTGACTTTTGAATGTTTGATATTTAACTGATTCCATGCTTTAAAATTTTAGATTACAAAACAAAGTAACGACAAAAGAAAATAGGATAATATGACAAAAGTCAGTATTACCTATTTATTTTTAAAATATCTTTATCACATGGAATTATGGAAAAATATATGTGGGTTTCAAAACTACCAAGTAAGTAATCGGGGTAGAGTTAAGAATATTAAAACTGATCGAATGATATCATCCATCGATGTGCATTCAGGTTATCTCCAAATTTCATTATATAATAAAGGCAAAAGAAAATCTATATTTATACATATATTAGTAGCCAATAGCTTTATTTCTAACCCCAACAACCTACCTCATGTAAAGCATTGTAATAATATCAAAACAGACAATAGGGCAGTTAATTTAGATTGGATGAGAAAAGGGGGAGGCAAATTAAAGCCAGTAATTCAACGAACTAAAAACGGAAAAACTGTAGAATATCACGATTCTATCTGGGATGCGGCTCGAAAAACAGGCGTAGATTATAGATATATTTCAAACTGTTGTAATGGGATACAGCAAACAGCAAAAGGGTATATGTGGGCGTTTAAAAATAATTCGGATTTATGATTTTTGTCATATAAAAGCATAAATATTTGATTTAACTTTGACCCAACAATTAAATTAAAAGACATGAAAACAACACTATTTGCGTTA